GCTCATCAATCATGCGATTGCCAGTTGGCGGAGGTGGAGTGTTACCAGAAGACTGAGCTTTCCATGGATTGGTTGAAGAAATTTCTGAAGCAACATCATTAAGACGATTTTGCCAACCGGGATTATGTGTGCCCTTAGAGTAATCTGCCTTGCGCTGATCTAACATCTTCTGAGCATCATCGCCAGAGGTGGCAATCAAACGCTTAGCGTATCCGGGGCCTTGGTTAACTGCAGCATCAAATGCCACAATTGCGGCAGACGGTGACAGGTTATCTGCACCAATCTCATCCCAGTATTTTTGCTTATAGATTTTAATAGCCTGATCACGTGTCAAATTCTTAACATCGACATCAGGATGGAATTTTTGATTGACTCCCATATTCACCGGAGCACCAGTATTACCATCAGTATCTTTATAACCACCTTCACGACGGTCAATTAAGTTGTTGACGGCCTTATCAAATAGTGGTGAATTGGTTTTTGCTGCAGTTGTAGGTGCCCCGCCAACAGTAGATTGTGAAGTGGTTGGTTGAACGTTAGCACTAGATAACTCTGTACGATAACGGTTCGGATTGTTTTTTGCGGTGATGACAGGCACCTTAGTAAGTACACCACCATTTTGCATGTCATACACCGGAATCTCTTGGCTGTAACTCTCAGCACGGTTCTCAAACTCAGCCTGTTTGCTGCCTTGAGTTTTGTACCAGTCTTGTAAAATAGCTTTCTTGCCAGCCGTTGTTGGTTCCAAGTTAACTGAATTGACTACGCTTTGTGGCAAATTACCACCAGCTGCAGGCTGTCCTGCACCACCAGCTCCGGCGGTTGGTTGCCCAGCGCCAGTTTGTTTAGCAATAGCGGCGCGTTCCAATTCTTGTTGGTTGGAAGCTGCTTGATACGCTGCCATCTCTTGCTTCATCTTGAAGAGATCTTGTGCCTCTGTCAGCTTTTGAGCATCGCGTTCAGCAATAGCCCTGCTACCAGCGCCAGTTAAATTTGGCACAGCGGCAGCCATGGCGTCTTTTAAGCCAATGTTTAATTGATTTAATGGACCTTCACGCTCATCGATCATGCGTTGCATGTTCTTGAGCAAGTCTTGAGTTTGTGTTGGATCAAGCTCCAAGTTTGACTTAGGAGCTAATGTGCCTTGTCCGGTAACTGATACGTCTAAGCCTGCCATAATTAAATAACCTCTGAACTAGCAACTGGAGCTACACTATTAAGTGCAGATGCATTTTGTGCAGCGATTTGATCTGCGGTTGCATTAGGATCTGCATATGCGTCATAATTTGGGTTTGGTGTAACACCATCTGCGAGGTAAGGACTAGACGAGCTCACGTCCCCAGTGCTTCCAGTTCCAGTGATACTGGTGCCATTTGCGTTTCCTGAAGATGAGGATAAATTACCGAGTAAACTAGCAATCGTTGTTCCGGGGCTGATAGTGTTGAGCAATGAATTAACTGCGTTAGTACCACCACCCAATGCGCTAGTAAGAGCACTAATTTGTTGCAATGGAGAAGTCTGAGCACTGGAAGTTTGTGTGGTGGGCACGTTCAATCCACTAATGACTTTGCCTAAATTAGATGCTGCCGCAAACGGAGCAGCTTGTTGTAAGCCAGTTAATGTATTTGCAGTAGTGCCATATTCTTGACCAACTGCGCCTTGTGCTGTACCAGCTTGTACGCCAGTTTGTTGATTTGTCAACGCAGACTGCATTTGAGCAGCAGCTAAGTTAGCTTGGGCATTTGTCAATGCAGTATCAGCTGCTGTAGTACCACGCAAGCTACCAAAGTTACCGGAAGCAACAGAAGCAGCATCAGGAGCTGCAGTAATTTGAGGAATTAATGTTTGGAGTTGTTGATTTTGAGCCGCATACAATCCACCCATTGCCGTGCTGGTATTAGGAGTTACTTGGCCTGTTGTTGGGTTGACAATCCATGGATTAGCGGCGCCAGATGCAATCGTGCCAAGTGTATTTTGCGCAGTTGTAAATGGATTAGAAGATCCACTTAATTGATTGATGGCGCCCTGCGCCACAGTGTTAGATAAAGAAGGCACACCCGCTGCTGCAGTTTGAGCTTGGTTCACAACGTTTTGTTGTGCTTGATCCATCCACGTTGGTAGCGTGGTAGCGGTGGTAGTTGTGCCTGAAATTAAACTATTTAAGCCAGCCATTATTTTTTAACCTTCTTATGTGCCTCTAACAAATATGCCAAAGGACCTTTACTGTCCGGTGGCAAGTGTTTTGCATCATGTTTTTGTTTATGTGAACGAATCGTTTCTAAAAAGCTATCCAGTACCTTGGAGCCACTATCATTGCTGCCATTACCCAATGAAGATACTACATCAGCTGGGATTACAAACTCACCATTAGCCAACATAGCAGGGACATCATCCGATGTGCCATCGCCGCGACCTTTAACATAACGGTTGTTTAGACCGCCTTCACTGTAAAATTCTGGAGTATGCACACCGTCTTCTGTGTAATAACTTGTGCTGCCACCTGCTTTTAATGCAGGAGCTGCTTCAGGTGACAATAACGCAGTATTGGTTGGGGCAATATATGGTTGTGCCGATGAGGCAGATACATTATTATCACTTAAAGTGTAATTTGGATTACCTTGTGACATTGTTGGTGTCAACGGTGTAATGTATGAGGGTGTGGTGTTTAATGCATTTGCAGCATTGGCTGTGTTAGATGCGTTTGTACCACCACTAGTATTAGCACCAGTTCCAGTTGTTCCTGTACCGGTTGCCAAGGCTTTTGTCGCGGGAGCTAATAAGGAACTCAATGCTTTTTGAGCAATTGTGGTACCTACTTTTTGTACAAGTGGATTGCTTAATGGGCTTGTTGAGCTGCTTGGAACACCAGTGTCTGTTGCCTCAGTTGAGTTGATGACATTACCTTGAGAATCGGTCGTCAAAGTAGAGCCATCATCAAAGGTCTGTGTGATATTACCAGAAGCATCTTGAACTGCGCCAGTTACTTGAGATGCACTGGATAGTCCTTCAGAGGATGTGCTTAATATTTCACTGCCAGTAGTGGCATCTAAAATATTGCCACTTGCAATATCCATAATAGTGCCATTACCTAAATCAGTTGCCAATCCAGCAGATACTAAATCTGGCACAGAAGCACCAGCAGAAATTAATTCACTAGCAGGGACGCCAGCTGCCGCTAAGTCAGATACGGCAATACCTTCAGACAGCAATTGAGAAGTAGATACGCCAGCAGAAACTAAGTCTGATACAGTCGCGCCGGCTGCAATGGCATCGGTCGCAGACATGCCACCAGCAACAACAGCCGTGCCAAGGTCAGCAATAGCTCCTGTTGCTGCTGCCCCTTCTGTTGCGGCTGCTGCCGCTGCTGCATCAAATCCCATAATTAATCCGTTACTATTGTATAAACTTTTTCAAAAAAATTAGCCCCAAGTCGCTCTATCAAATGCCCATAATCTAAAAACGGCTTTACGTGAAATGCGATTCTTTGTGGCTTGCGTTTTTTAATTTCTTCAGTAGTCCATTTTATAAATTTGTAGCCCAGCATACCTTTTCGATAATTCGGACTAATGTATAAAACGTCTGATGATGCTGTTAAACTTTTCTTATAATGGATATGGTTTATCACAAACCACAAACTATATCCCACCAATTTGCCATCGTCTCTGGCGGTGTGGATTTCCAGTGTATTGTTTTTGTACATGCTGGTGTACAGCTCAATATTAGGATCTAACTCAATGACATCAGTTCGTTCAGCGATCTCATCATAATGATCTTTGAACAATTGCATTGCTTCATCGGCAAAAGGCATGGGTGCCTCTTTTTGGAACGTAATCATCTTTTTCCCCTATTCTTACACATACTAATGCAAAAATAAGAGGTTTTACGCCCTATTTTCTAATGTTACTGTTCACTAAGTTATTGAACTCTAAGGCCCAATCTTCCCAATTATCATACGTCTGCGGGTCTGGTGTACCGAACCGCTGAAATGCCGGAGATTGTGCTATTTCTCTAGCGGTAATATCCCAATTTGCCTCATCGTTAAATGAGATATTATTCTGGCTATAGAACATCACCAAGTTGCCATTGAACTCTTCCCATGTGGAATAGCCGGGCAAAAAGGGGAATAGCTGCTGTGCGTGGGATGTCACGGCCTTTCATCCCCAAGTTCTTGGGTAATTAGCAAACGACCCTGCTCATAATTACCACCAACCTCATTGGATTCTACCTTCAATTGAACTTCACGGTATTCAACCCGCAAGTCAATCTTTTCAGTAGACGGATCAAATATAAATGGTCCAGATGATTCAATTTGTGAGTTGGCAAACTTACGACCAACAATGGTCAAAGCCAAGTTACCACCTTGCACAAAATCAGGCTCAATACGGCGGATATGCATGCGACGATTGTTACCAACAGCTTGGGTATTGGATGGCGTTGTGGTGCCTCCGACCCAGCTAATATCACCGGTAGTGTAGCTAGAATAGATAGCAGTTTGTTCTGTCAAAGACACTTGGTCTAATCCAGTTTCATGCTGCCAAATTGGGTAGCCACCTTCTACAACGTATGCCAATGTATTTGCAGTTACGTTAGCAGAAAATGGCTGTGTAGCAGTAACTAATGTCACACCCGCTACGCCGATTGCGGCATTGGAATAATATTGACTGCTGGCAATCTGATAGACTACGGTGTTAGATTCTGACTCATTAAATGAGATATAAGCGCCGGGACTAAACGCAGGAGTCAAGTTACCAGCAAAATAGGCTTGAGCACTATTAGCCGCTGGCAATACCGATGGGTGATTGATTACTGTATGCTCTTTACTGAAAGTAGCATTAAAGTCCCATCCAGCCCATACTGGTGTTGGGAACACTTCTGTGGTGTATCCACAAGAACGTCTTGCGCCAGTGGCTTGGCCGGCATCATACCAAAGTTTATCTTTAACGTTGTAGATGATGGCATCAGTACATTCTGTTGCATCACCTCTAGGATAAAAGAACCAGAGCTCATTATATCTAGGCACCTTAGTTGCCCAAACTTTTTGGCGTTGTGAGTAGTTAAGGTTGTTAAAGAGCCAGTTTACGTTCTTATCATTTGGCACAACAGTAACACGGCCGTCATATACATAGAAACGGTCAACACCCATCCAGTAATACAGGCCATCCATTTCCACAGCGGCCGATGATGACATAATAGAGATCTGGCTAGAAACAATATCGTATGTCCAATAGTCTGGCGCAGTGCCAGTAAACAACACACGAATCAAACTATCTGTGGCCCAGAATAAACCAGCTGGTGAATAACCACCACCACGGATTGGAAGTCCTTTAACCACTTTACCGGATGCCACGTTTACTTGGTTAGCAAGCGGCCCGTTCCAGTCTGTCAATGATTGGTTTAAATAGATCGAGCTAACATTATTGTTGGCAATAAATCCATTTGAACCAAACACAAAAATAAATGGGTGTAATACACAAACGCCACCATCCACGGCAACGGCTTGATAAGTTGGTGCTGTACCACTGGTATCAGCCAGACCATTAAACACCCACTGTTGTGAAGAGTTTGGTAATATGGAACCAATATAAACTTGAGACTTAATGGCATTATCGATGCTCATTAAGTTTAATCCCGGATGCGCAACTAAGTTTAAAGCACCACCAGTTGGGTTGTACTGGTAATCAAACTGCCATAATAGATTTGAGTTAGCTGAGAATGTATAGTTAGCTAACCAAATATTACTAATAGAACCACTGTATGGTGGTGTGAAATTGACAACAGTATTTGGTGTTGAGAAGCTAGAAGTCGTTACTGTGTAAGTTAACGGTGTTCCACTTTGAGTAAAGATAACCTTTGTACCAGTTGGGAATACCGATGTATAACTGATTGGCGTAGCATTTGAACTATCAATTGTAAATGATGTTGTATTGCTTGCACTAATAGTTGTACTGGCCACCGGAAACTGAGAGTAACCGGGAACCAAAGTAGCCCTATAAGGACCTGCACCAATACCAAAAGACTGGCCGGTTGCAAAGATATCTAAACCTTTTGATGTGCCAGCAAAAACGTAGTTTACACCGTTATAACCTTGCATGGTAAGACCGCGCAAGATGCCGTCAAACGTGGAGAATATTTCAGTATATCCACCAATCTTTTTTGGCACCTGACGTTGAAAACGACACCATACGCCGTCAGTATATTCTGGCGTTTCAAATATCGTACCGTCACGTTTAATACCGCCCGGTAAGCCAAGTTTATAAACTTGACTATACTGGGGCTGTACTTGCGCTGGCTGAGATTGTTTAGCTGGCGCTACAGCCATTAGAACGTTCCACCGCTAATAAGACTTGCGTTTAATGTGCCGGTTACGTTCATAGACGCATAAGCAGAAATAAATGGTGCTAAGGAGTTAGTTCCATTAAGATCTAATATTTCAGCACCATTGGCAGTCAATCCTAAAACGCTAACACCGCGTAGATACATACCGGTGGTATCATCATTAACAAATGAATATGATGGTAACAGCGCTGATCCATTGGCAGCAAAGAACGTATTTGTGCTGGTTGTGGATAAGGCAAATAGACCAGAAGGCTCACTTAAAACCAAAGCAACTTGACCGGCTGCCAATACAACTGCAGGTGATAAACTACCAGATGTGTTAAATGATAGGCTGTAAGCACCGGAGGTTGTATTATTAATCAACACATATAGCTGGGTAATAGCTGGTAATGTGATGTTTAATGTGCTTGTACGAACACCAGATAGTGCAACATAAGTCTGAATTGTTGGTGCGTTTGAAACTAAACTAAATGAGCTTCCAATGATACTATCCACATCATATGTGCCAGATGTGAATGATACATTGGTTTGTGGAGCTAATCCAACAGTAAAGAAGTTTGTGGATGACGCTTCAAAAAAGATAAAGCCTGAGTCACCCGGATTAGCAGTAATGCTAGATAATCCATTAATCAATGAAGGTGTTTGTGCTGCAATGGTCAATGTACCAGTACCATTGTTTCTAAAGCCAACCCACCAACCACCAGACAATGTGCTAAACGCCGGTAATGTAATTGTACCAACACCAGAAGTCCAAACGTATGTGCTGGCACGACTACCATCATTTAATGTTGGTGCAACCGGTGTTTCAACCACGTTGCTTGTTACCGCCAATTTACCTAATACGGTAGTCAAGCCGGCACCAGCCAAAGATGCTGCATCGGCTGCAGAAGTACCGGTGCCTAATGTAATATTGCCCCAAATACCACCAATGTCTTCAGTGTTGTTTGTTAGATAAAAATAAGTTGTTACGCCCGGAAGAACTGTACGGCCAGCATCACCAGTAGCATCGGTCACAGTAAATGAAACTGCGCCGGTATTACGGATAAAAATGTCAGTGCCTAAAGAGCCTTCAAGCGCGTTTGGTAGGAAGATAGTCAGACCGGATACAGTAGTCGAGCAATCCATGATGCGGGATGCAGGGACCTGACCCAGTTCTGGGTTGACAATTTGCGGCCAATAGAGCTGCGTATTTGTAGTAAACGTTAACGGATAGTATGATACGTCCGTTGGTTCAATAACGGTACCAGTAAATGGTGATAAAAACGATTGTGACATATATTAAGGTTCCTGTACCGTAACGTTTCTGTCGATGCGGCGTGCGTTATCTTCTTGTTTGAGTGCAGATAATGAATCGTCATAGTACTGCTTCCAAATCGGCAGCTTATCCATGGCTTTCAAATAACCCTGAGCCTGTAACAGCGAACCAAACAACATCGCTTGTGGGCATTCACGGGTGAATAGATTTTGTTGATTCTGTGTATCCAATGGCTGAATTTCACTGTAATATGTGATTTCAATTGGATAAGTTGTATCTGGGTATGGTGCAATAGCCCAATTGTTATAGTCGTAATCAGCATAATACAAAGGTGCACTTGCTGTTGATTCAGCTTGGTATTGTGCCACATAATCCTGACTGCGCAACAAGATAGGCTGACCGTTTGTCTTCATGGAGATAGTTTTTCTCCAGCGCGCAGGCTTGTTTAAGACCACTTGATTTTGAGCCAGTGTTGTTTCAACAACGGTCAACTGCAAGAAGGTTTTTAACTGCGCAGCAATAGCTGACTCTGCCAAGCCAATCAATGATGGAATCTGAGCCACAAAGTCGGCGTCATCACGTTCCATGTAGTTGATGATGTCTTGTACGAGGTTATCGTACGTTTGTACATATGCGCTAGTCATCGTGTGTAGTAACTATAATTAGGTTGGAAGTAAATCGGAGACTTATCGCGATCTTCTTCTTCAGCTTGAGTACGGAAGTCAAGTGCACGTTTTTCCAAGTAATTAATTCGATTGGTGTCTACACCGGGCAACTGTAATGCCAATTCATGTGTTAGAGCAGCTTGAATGTAAGGAATCCAGCGGTTAGGCAGATAGAGCTGATTGGTTAGAGAACCAACGTCCATCATCTGTTTTTCAATAATCAACTGGAATACTTGGAAGTCGTTACTTGGTACAGGCCATAAATACATCTCTGGATCAATTTGGCGGTTAAACCAATATTGCAAAGAACGTACAGATGGGAACTGTTTATTTGGTAGGTTCCAGTAATCATCGCGATTTAAGCGAGCTAATGGAATGACCTGTTGGGATTGTGTGAATACGATCTGACGAACAGAGAATGCTGCGGCTGCAGTAGAACGAACACGGTGGTAGTAATGCGTCTGTGTGATGTTTACCGGGATGTAAGTCCAAGTGCGATCTTGAGCAGTTACTACAGGATCAAATGCGGCTTGTTGAACCCATGTGATGCCATCTTCACTGGTTTCATATACCATGTCGGTATAGGTTGCAGTTCCGTTGTTTGGCGCATAGGCATTAAAGCCAACATAATATACACTGGTTGGCGCGGCATAAAATGCGCCAAACCAATTCTCAGATACCGTGGTTGTAGCAAAACCATTCAGGTTGCCATCAAACACAACGGGAGACAACAAGTTATCAGCAGGCAACGCCTCAGAAATCTGAGGGGTTTGTACATACACCCAGTTTGCTTCGCGCACGTCAATCGTGCCCTCTGGCATAGTGAGGATCTGCTGGTTGCTCTGAGCACCCAACACGATGTTTTCAAGCAGCCATAGATTAACACCGCGGTTAGACGAGTTCTGCAAAATGTAGAACAGCGCCTGCTTAGCAGCATTAACATACTCTGGTGTAATTTCTTCAGATTGCTTACCTGCGCCACGGAAGGCGTAGGCAATCATCTGGTCAACGTTAACCGTTGTCTGGTTAAATGTATCTGAGTACGCCACGTATTACCTTCCTCGGCCGGCTGCTCGCTTGGTTACCTTTTGGGGTAGATTAGGTTTCGCTTTGCCAGCCTTAACGAACTCCTTGCCAACCTTCTTAGGAATACCAAGAGTTGATTTGCCAGCTGCAGCAGCGTACATTGCTTTCTGTTGCTGTTTCGATTCAATAGGCATATTATTGTCCTAGTGTGCCCATGTTAGTAGGCTGTTGTGGAGCTACTTGAGGATTGGCTTGGTTGGCAATGTTATTTAACGCATTGTTACCACCAATTTGTTGTTGCTGATTTAGTAATTGCAACTGCATCGCAGGTGGCAATTTACGCATCTGTTCTAACAACGCCAATTCGTGTGCCTTAGCAATGGAGCCGGGGCCGGTAGCTAACGGAGCTGTTTGTCTACCGGCAGCCATCTTTTTTACGCCACCACCAGTCTTATACTTGTTTGGACCACCTTTAGCACCAGATGCAGCTTCGGCTTCTTTAGGGCCTTCGCTAACCTTCTTGGCTTTAGATGTACCAGCTGGGAGCTTGTTTGTCTTAGATACATCGCTACCTTTAAACGCTGGCTTTTTAGCCCCTTTAGATGGAGCAGATGCTTTTTTGTCACCAGTTGGTGATACTTTTTCCAACTTAACAGCATCGCCAGATGGTTTACCAGCTTCTGATTTTACAGAGCCGCCAGTTTTGTATTTACGAACAGTGCCAGTGGCTTTCTTAGCGCGGCCACCGTGCTTAAGTTTAGACAAGTCAGTACGCTCGCCTTCATGCAATTGGTCATCATGCATGCCAAATGCTTTTTTGACAATCTTTTTGTCTTGTTGAACGTCGGCCTTGCTGACAGCTTCAGCTTTGCCGCCACGTTTCATAATATTTTTAACAACGCCGCCAGCTTTTAGGCATAGCATTTTGGGTAGAGTTTTAAAGCCTTCCATGGAAATTCCTCGAGTGTATTTTGAATTAAAAGGATGATCAGTCCTTATATCTACTAATGCATAAAAACAACAACTTACGCCCTAGATGTTGCTTAGGAACAACTTGCGTTCATATTGGCGACGCTTTATCAGATCTGGTGGGTTAGACCAGTTCAAAAAGGCGTTGGCTGCCTGTTGCAATTTGCCCTTGTTCAGGTGCCGAATAACGTCCGATTTGACCATATTGTCCGGTCCGATGTTATGGCATAGGCTTTGCATGGCATCCCTTTGCTGGGGTGTGACAGGCACCCGTATAGCCGTTTTAAGGGCCGTAGAGCACTTTTCTAGGTCGCGGTATAGGAGATCCCTTACCTCACCCTCAGAAAGCTCTCTATGGAGCATATAACGCTCCTCAGTGCGTATTAGGTGTCCTACTCCGATTGTCCAGTTACCCTGACTATCTTGATAGGCCCTTGTGCGCGTGCCCTCGTATTTCTCAATCAACTCCATGGTGGAATTGGCAGTCCATTCAAAACTGGTCTTGTAATCAGACAACCAATTGGCCATGGGGTCGTACAACGACAATCCTGCAGCACAGATGCAGGACACAATGATCCTTATCATTTTTACCTCCTTAGTTTGTAATACTAATGCAAACTTAGGCAGCTTTGCCTGATAAAAATAATGTTGCTTCGGCATGACGGCGTTTTGCCAGTCCGGCTAGGTGATGACCAGCGGCCATATCCCATTTTAGAAACTCTTCTGAGGCACCTTCCATGTCGCCGGCGTTGAGCTTTTTGAGTAGGGTGGAGTTATTTAGGTTGCCACAACCACAGTTAAATGCGAAATCCACTAAGGCATCAAATTCGTCTTGGTTGATGTCGGTTTTAACGTGAGCGTTCACATCTGCTGCAGCCTTTTGTACATCTTGTTGGAGCAGGTCTTCGGCTTGTGTTTGGGTGATCATTAGGCCCGGGTGGACATCTGGACCAGTATGGCCATAGCCAATAGTCCAAGGGTCGGCACCAGTACCGGGATCAGGATAGGCTTGTAAACGGCAGCCTTCAAATTGTTCAGTAAGGTGTAAACCATTTTTAGAGTATTCCATTAATTATTAGTCCTTAATGCGTTGTATTTCTCAATGACGTCGTTGCGCTCTAGTTCTGTATTGGCGCATTGTTTTGCAAACTCTGCAAGAACTTCTGCATCTGGCTCAAGTAGTCTGAGTCCTTTACTTGATATTGCAAAGGCGGAATTTCTGTCTGCTTGTACACCGGGGTTGTGCACCCCGCGAAGCATACTAACAACGCCATCGTAGCGAGTCTGTAGTTCATCTTTATCCTTCTGTGTCTGTTGAGATATTGTGGCCTGCTGCTCCACAACCTGAACTTCATGCAGGTGTGCTTTTTCATTCACATCTGCTATTTCTGCTTTCCAATGGTTGTCGGTAACGGCATAGCCACCGTACCCGCCGATCAACAGGGCGCCGGCAACGAGGTAAGCCGTCGTGCTGCCGCCCGTTAAGAGGCTCAGCAGCCAGTTCATTCTTTTGGATCTGGCTCAGCGCCAGCTATTTGTTTGCCGGCCACGGAGGCAGCGCCTGAGCCCGATACGATTCCTAAGCTGGAGGCGATCTCCATCAAGGAGATGGTGTGGCCCATAGCGATCTGATAGAAAACCGCGCCAACGATGGCAAAAAAGCCACCGAGCCATGCCCACTTTGCAATATCGTGGGTGTGGTTGTCCTTGCCGGTCATCATGGTTCTAAATACGTGATTCATATTGCTCCTATTACAAATTTAAGCCAAAGTGTTACGATCAGTGCCGCGACAAAGCACCAGAACTGAACACGGCGCACCTCCTTGAGATCATGCTGGAACGCCTCGTTGTCAGCTCGCTCCATGTTCTCAATGTCCAGCTTGATCTTGAGAAGCGCCTCCCACTCCTTAGCGCCGTACTTCTTAACGAACTGGATCTTAAGGTTAGCCTCCTCGTCGGAGATTTGCTTCTTACGTTTCCAAGACTCTAAAGCCTTGACTAGCGCATTTTCTTTTCTTAGTTCAGCCTCACGGTACGCTTGGTGGCGCTCTCTGGCTTTTTGTATGGCTACATCGGCGGCGTCTTGCTGTATGCCCTCGATGGATTTGGTTAGTTGGTGGGCCGCTTCACGGCTCGAGTCTAAACTTCCGCTGAGGGTCTTGATGCCCTCTTCGAAACCAAATGGGTTAGCCATATGCTCATGGCTTTGTGATAAAGTAGTGGCTCAGGAAACCAACGAACGAGCTGAAGGCTGACACGATCATCATGCCGGCCCACATGCCGCCCTTGGATTTGTTTGCGAGCTCACACAGCTCCTCGACAGCCTTTTCTAGCTTGTCGATCTTCTTCTCAAGCGAGTCAACCGTGGCAACGAGCTGACCGTACTTGAACATGTCAACGTGGTTATCTTCTGCCATCGGTTAGCTCGCTGGTTGTGCTGTATTGCCCTGCGCTACCCATTTTAGGTAGGCTTGGTAGTCTGTGTTGGCTGGGTCGAATGGGATAAAGGCGTTGTCCTCAATTCGTTTTACTACCTTTGTAGAAACCGCATTAGTTATTTTGTCAAAAGTTTGTTGATACATTTTTATAACTCCGCAGAAAAAGCCATGTAGTCAGAAGTTGAGTTAGCTCGAATCAACACCCCACCACCAGCTAAAAATGGTCCGCTTGAAATTCCAAGATAAATTTCAGCTACATCAGGTGTTCCGTTATCTAATTGAATTTGAACGCATGCTTTTTGAGAGCCATTTCCTAAAGCAACAAACCCTGTTTGCGAACTAAATGTCCCAGTTGGGGTTGCTCTCATAGATACTTTAAATGGTAATGCCCCATACAAATCATTAGCGGTATAGCAAGCGCAATTCATAAGTCCCATTTGCGAACTTGTGGAATATTGCAATCTTTGATAATACC